GAGCAGGAACTTAAAGAACTCCTTGCAGAGAGTCAAGGAGAGGGGGTTCAGGAAAACCCTGAGGAGAGCCAAGATGTGTCTCCTCCTGAAGAGGGAAAGAAAGCAGAGGTATCTGACGAGACTCTCAGTAAAGAGGAAAAATCTTTCAAGACGAGATATGGGGATGTTCGAAGACATCTTGCGGCAAAGGAGAAGGATTATAACGCTAGGATAAAAGAGTTAGAAGACCAACTGTCTAGTAACAAAAAACTTGTACCACCTAAATCTGATGAAGATATTAGTAATTGGGCAAAGGAATATCCTGATGTTGCAGGTATTGTAGAAACAATAGCTGAAAAAAAAGCTAAGGAAATGTTTGAAAAGGCTAATATTCAACTAGAGGAACTTAGTAAGGCTAAAGAAGAAACAACTCGTAAAACAGCAGAGAATGAAATTAAAGAAATTCACAAAGACTTTGATAAGTTACGTGACTCTGATGAGTTTCACGAATGGGTAGAAGAGCAACCTAAATGGGTACAAAATGCTCTTTATGAAAATACTGATGATGCTAAATCTGTTGTTCGTGTTCTTGATTTATATAAGATTGATAAAGGTTTAACAGCAGGTGATAAGAAGAATAAGACTAAGGCTGCAGCTTCTCTTGTAAATAAAACTTCTAGAACTCAAGTAGATGCTGAAGAAATGGCAGATAGTGTTAAAGAGTCTGATGTAGCTAAGATGACTGATAAACAGTATGAAGCAAATCAAGATAAAATACAAACAGCTATACGTTCTGGCAAATTTATTTATGATATGTCAGGAAATATAAGATAAAGTGTTGACAAAAAACATTTTATTAATATAACTACCCTAGAATATAAAGCCTCTTTTTGACTACCTTTATGTTCTAGTAAATTACGAAGTTTAAACGAGTAAAGACTACTTATATAAGTATAGACCCATAGGTTAGGAAGTTAGCTGCTGAATAACTATATGCACTCTAGAAAATATAACCTCTTCCTACGATAGTTTAGCTTTTCATTAAGCCAATTATAGGAGGATTTAACTATGGCTTTTCAAACTGCTTCAGGTTATGGCAATTTACCTAATGGTAATTTTTCGCCAATAATCTATTCCAAACAGGTACAGCTTGCATTTCGTAAGTCAACTGTTGTTGGAGACATAACTAACTCTGATTATTTCGGTGAGATATCTGGACAAGGCGATACTGTCAGGATTATCAAAGAGCCTGAAATTTCAGTCAGTGCATACGCTAGAGGTACTAACGTTACTGCACAAGACCTTGAAGACGATGACTTTCAGCTTGTTGTTGACAAGGCTAACTACTACGCTTTTAAAATGGATGACATTGAGGAAGCCCACTCTCACATAAACTTTATGCAACTCGCAACTGATAGAGCTGCATATCGTTTAGCTGACCAGTATGACCAAGAAGTTCTTGGTTATCTTGCAGGTTATAAGCAGTCATCTTTGCACAGTAATGCAGGTGCTGTTAATGACCAAGTTAATGGTAGTAAAGCTATCGCTAGTGCAGGGTCAGACGAGCTTCTTACTTCAATGAAACTCATTAAGAGTTCTTTCGGAAGCATCACAACTTCATCTGCAGGAGACCATTCTATTCCTGTAGTTAATTTAACAGGTGGAGCTACCTCTGTGGGTACTGCTGCTGTTACACCAATGGTTGTGGTAAATCGTATGGCTAGACTGTTAAATCAACAGCAAGTAGATACACAAGACAGGTGGCTAGTAGTAGACCCTGTGTTTATGGAACTACTTGGGGATGAAAACTCTAAGCTAATGAATGCTGACTTTGGTGGAGCAGGACAATTGCAAAATGGTCTTGTTCTTAACAATCTTGCAGGATTCAGACTCTATGTCTCAAGCAATCTACCATCAGTCGGAACTGGTCCGGGTACTTCAGGTACTGCAAACCAGAACACCAACTATGGTGCTATTGTAGCAGGACATGGCTCTGCGATTGCAACGGCTGAACAACTTAGTAAAACTGAAACATATCGTGACCCTGACAGCTTTGCTGACATCGTGCGTGGTATGCATCTATACGGCAGAAAGATACTTCGACCAGAAGCTATCGTGACTGCTAAATATAACGCAGGTTAAGGGAGGAATTTAACATGGCTACTTTTGATATGACATCCTCCAGTACTAATGGTGTTGGAGCAAACGTTTTAGCAGTTCCTACAGTTGTAGGAAATCACGTTAGGACAATCGAAGCAATCCTAGATATTGACGCTATGGTTGCTGCAGGAACTTCTCCTGCAAACGGTGACGTATTTCAACTTCTTGAGATACCTGCTGAATCAGTTGTGATTGCTGCAGGTGCTGAGATTATGAAATCTTTCACAGGGTCTTGCACATGTGATATCGACTTCGCAGGTGGAGATGACATCATTGACGGTGCTGCATTGGACGCTGCCGCAGGTACTTATCTTGCTAAAGGCTCTAACGGTGAAGCTAACGTAGTCAACACAGGTGCGGCTTCTACTTTCGCTGCCGCGGCTCTTGCTTGTGTTGGAGCTGCTGACACTATTGATGTTACTGTAGCAGGTGCAACTCCTGCAACAGGTAGACTCAGAGTGTACGCAATTATAGCAGATGTTTCTGCTGCTCATCGTGAAGCTGCTGTTGCTTCAAGAGACAACGTATAAGTCTATTTAATAAATGGGGAGCAGGGAAACTTGCTCCTCTATCTATATAACAAAGGCATACAATGGCAACAACCTACATTACACTCGTAAATGACCTTCTACGTAGGTTGAATGAAGTTCCATTTGTTACATCAGGTGACGGTTTTTCTACTGCCAAAAACGTACAGGCTATAGCAAAGGATGCTATTAATAATTCTATACGTGAAATACTGCAAGATGGTCATCAATTTCCCTTTCTTAAAACTACAACTACACAGACATTGACAGCAGGTACAGGCACATATGACTTACCTACTGACATGGCTAGTGTTGATTGGAATACTTTTTATTTACAAGCTTTGTCAAGTGCAGGTAACTCTGCTCGTTCTCTTTCTACAATACCGTTTGAAGACTACGTAAGAACATATAAGTCAATAGAAGAGAACTCAGGAACAGGAGCTAGGTCTTCTCCTGATTTAATTTATCAAACATCAGAAGAAAAATTTGGTGTAACACCTTTACCTGACGCAGCTTATATTGTAGAATATGTATACTATAAATTTCCATCTGACCTGTCAGCTTTTGATGACACAATGATTATACCAGACAGATTTAAGTACATAATAATAGATGGTGCTATGGTGTACATGATGCGATTTAGGTCTAACGAGCAGTCTGCACAGATACATCAGGCTAAGTTTCAAGAAGGTATCAAAGCAATGCGTAGATTATTGTTAGATGACCCACTGTCTGTTAGGTCTTCTATGATAAATAGACCTAAGTTTACCTCACAGATGTTAAGACTGAGTGGCTAAATGGTTGATTCAGTCTCCACGTTTAGAGCCGTTTGCAGGGGTGGTTTAAATACAGGTGCAGATGTTTTATCTCTTGGTGAAGAGAACCCCGGGTCAGCAATACAGTTGTTAAACTATGAGCCAAACCTAGAGGGTGGCTATAGAAGATTAACTGGCTTTACTAATAACTTTGGTACAGTTACAGGCACAGGGTCAGTATTAGGTATAGCAGTTGCTAACGGTGTAAATCAAGGAGTACTTGCCTGTCGTACACCATCATCAGGTAACAACTACCTACATCACTGGAATTTCTATTATGAGTTTACAGTGAGTTCTGATTCTAACCTAACAGTTGGAGAAACAATATCAGAAAGAACTAGCTCAGGGGACTCTTCAACTAGCACAGGTGTTACTGGGACACTAATATCAAAGAGTTCTAATACTATTGTTGTTAATTTTGGAAGGATACCAACAGCAACATTTACAAATGGTAACTCTATATCAGATGACGCTTTTAGTACAAGCACTACAATAACATCTGTACCTGCCGTAAAAGGGTGGACAGCCGTATCAACAAGTGGCTCACCTACAATGACAGGTGTGAGCAAGGTTAGGTTTACAGAGATAAACTTTGGAACACCTAAAGTAGTATTAACAGATGGTATAAATCCTGCAGCTACATACGATGGGTCAACCTATACACAGATAACAGACTCAAATGCACCAACAGACCCTACAATAGGAGCAGAGTTTCAGAATCATTTGTTT